GCACAGCAGTCGGTGAAATTAGATCATTCTCAGTAGAAGAATCAGCAGATACTATTGAAGATACAGCTATGGGTGATACATCCAGATCATACAAATCTTCATTAAAATCTTTTTCAGCTTCTATTGATGCTTTATTTGATAATGATGATGGTGGGCAAGATGCTCTTACTATTGGTTCAGAAGTCGCTTGTATCTTTAGATCACAAGGCACAGGCTCAACCAATATGGAAAGATCAGGCACAGGCATTGTGACAGGTGTATCTATTAATCAATCTTACGATGGTTTAGTAGAAACATCATTTACATTACAAGGCACAGGTGCTTTAGCTATTGACGACCAAAGTTAATATATGAAAATAATTGATAGAGCAAAAGCTCATTTTGACAATCTTGATATTAAAAAAATAAATGTACCAGAGTGGGGAGACGAAGAGGGTAACCCACTGGTCATTTATGCCAAACCCCTAACACTACAAGAAACATCTAAGCTATACAAAATGGCACAAGAAGATGATATGGCCATGTTAGCTTATGTGTTAATTTACAAAGCCCTAGATGAGAATGGCGATAAGCTATTTGATTTAGGCGACAAAAACACATTACTTAACAAAGTTGATCGTAATGTCCTCATTCGTGTTTCTAACGAAATCATGGCAGAACAGCCTGAAGCAGAAGTAAAAAAAAATTAGAAGATAATAATAATCTCTTCAATCAATTCCAATTAGCCGAACTTTTGAGCAAGTCTCTAAATGAGATTCAGCAAATGTCAACAGAAGAATACCAATTATGGTTAGCTTACTTTAAAATAAAACAAGAAAGAACAAACAATGGCTAATCAAAAATACAAATTAGAACTAACTGCTGTAGATAAAACCAAAGCAGTTTTTAATAAAGTCAAGGCTGGATTGGGTAGCATAAAGAATGGTGCTATGGGTGTTGGTAAAGCTATGGCTGGTGCTACTGTTGCTATAGGTGCAACTGCAACAGCTATGGGTGCAATAGCAAAAACCTCTTTAGATTTTGCTGATGCCATTGGTAAGGTTTCTACAAGAACAGGGATATCAGTCAACACATTACAGGCTTTACAAATTGCCACAGTAGAATCAGGTGGTACTGTAGAAGGGGCAAATAAAGCTTTCCAAAAATTTACACAGTCTATTGGTGATGCACAAAGGGGTCTTTCTACACAGGCTGACATATTCAGAGACCTTGGTGTCAGGATAGAAGATACCTCTGGTCAATACAGGGGTACAGAAGTCATATTGCGAGATGTCATAGAATCTGTATCTAACTTAGGTAGTGAATCTGAAAAAGCTACAGTATTAGCTAATTTGTTTGGTCGTGCTGGTAAAGAAATGTTTGGCATCTTTGAGGGTGGTGAAGCAGGCTTAGATACAATATTACAAAGAGTTAAAGATTTAGGGATTTCATTAGATGAAGATGGTGTCAGAAGTGCTGAAACACTGAATGATTCTATGTTCATTCTTACAAAACAGTTTAACAATGTTAAAGATAATATTGTGTTGTCTCTTGTGCCAGCTTTTCAAACTGTCGTCAATGGCTTATCTACAATGTTTAGTAAGTTTGTAGAAAATAAGGGTGGTGCTAAAGATTTCAGTAAAGTGATTGCAGAACAAGTTATTACTGGATTAGCTGATTTCGTCAGAGGTATTGGTACTGTTATTGCAGGCTTCAATAAATTTATGCTCCAAACAAAACTTGTAGGTTTAGAAACACAAAGATTTTTAAATATTCTAAACCCTGTCAAATTCGCACAATTTTCAGCAGAGATAAAAAGAACTAAAGAAGAACTCAAAAATGTTAAAAATCCACTTACAGAACAAGCAGATGCTATAGATAATTTAGGAACTAGTTTAGATCAAACTGTTGAATCATCTAATTCTGTAACACAGGGTCTAGTCCAAATTAAAAATGAGAGCATTAATACTGTTGATGCCCTAGATAGACAAAATGTATCAATAAGTTCAACAAAAGATAATTTTGACAAATTCGCAAACAGCATCAATGAGACTGGCAGACAACTTGCACAACAGAATATGTTCGTACAAGTATTTAAAGATGCTGAAGATGCTGTAGTAGATTTTGTGCAAACTGGTAAATTAGATTTCAAAAAGCTCATAGATAGTTTCATACAAGATTTGATTAGATTGCAAATACAAAAAACCTTGACTGAACCACTTTTTGCAGGTTTTAAAGAGGGTGGTATTAGTGGTTTGTTTGGTGCTTTTGGTGATATATTTAAGGCCGAAGGTGGTGGTTTTACAGGAGCAGGCAATAGAGCTGGTGGTTTAGATGGTAAGGGTGGTTTCCCAGCGATACTGCATCCTAACGAAACAGTAATAGACCATACCAAAGGGCAACAAATAGGACAACAACCTCTTAGTGTCAACTTCTCTATCCAGGCTACCGATGCTAGTGGCTTTGATCAATTACTAACATCAAGAAAGAATCAGATTGTGGCTATGATCAGCCAGGCTATGAATCAAAAAGGTAAGGTAGGTTTAATCTAATGAGTGGTGCATTTCCAACAACTAAGAAGCCTAGAGTGTTTAATTTCATGTCTAACAGACCGAATAACACAGCCTATACTTTGAGTGGCAAAAGATCAGTTAAGCAGTTCTCAGCGCAATATTTCAGCTTCAGCGTACAAATGCCACCTATGAATCAAGCTGATTTTATGCCTTTCTATGCTTTTTTAACAAAACAAAAAGGTAGCTTTTCTACTTTTACATTTGAATATCCCCTAGACAATCTAGGTGCTGGTAAAGGTGAAACAGATATATTGGTTAATGAATTATCAGGCAAAGCACTAGGTTCTACTTCTATAGATTTAGATGGCTTCGCCAACTCAACTACAGGTGTTCTTAAAGCTGGTGATTTTATTAAGTTTGCCAACGATACAAAAATATATATGGTCACAGCCGATGCTGATTCTAACTCTAGTGGTGAAACTACTATTAACATAGAACCACCATTACAAGATGCAGTTGTTAACAATGAAGCAGTGACAGTCAACAAACCATCATTTAAAGTAGCACTTATGCAAGATGATTTGTTATATAACACCGATGCTTCGGGCTTCTTTACTATTTCATTTGATGTCAGAGAGGTGTTGTAATGGCCAGGACTTTAAGTTCTAACATACAAACACAAATACAAGCAGAAGGCATTAGACTTGCTCATTTGCTTAAGTTAGATACATCTACAGCAATTAAAGCGACTAATCATGTCAAAGATTTAACATACGATTCCAACACTTACGAAGCTGGTGGTAACTTCATGGATGTGTCCGAAGTACAAGAATCAGGCTCATTGGAATACTCAAATCTTAGTATAAGTCTTAACAATGTCACTACGACTGTTAGAGATATCTTCAAAGCGCAAAACTATATTGATAAAACAGCAACAGTGTATATTGCTTTTTTAGATGCTAACGAAACCATTATAGATGCTTATGAATATTTCAAAGGCACAATAGCAAGCGCCAATCTAGCAGAATCTAGTCAAGGCTTTGTTGTTAATTTAGAACTTGCATCGCAATTTAAAAACTGGGATATCAAAAAAGGTCGCAAGTTTACGCAAGCATCGCAAGATGAATTTACAGATCGTAATTCATTAGGTACAGATAAAGGTCTAGCTTTTGCTCACGAAACTAACGAATCAGTGAGGTGGAATAGATAATGTTTAATAAATGGAAAAAAACAAAATCATATCTATTTAATAAGCTAGGCGAGCTACCTATGGGTGGTGGTTTTAGCCCAAGCCCTGTTGGTATTATTTTTATGGCTATCGGTGCTGTCTTTAATTTCTTAGCAAAACCAGCAGTACAACTAGGCTTGTTTGTTGCTCAAGGTGTCATGGCACATCGCCAAGCTATGAAGGCTAAAAGAACTGGTGCTGAAATACTACTACAAAAATATGGCACTGGTGCTGGTATGCCAGTCATCTACGGAACACGCAGAGTAGCAGGCACAGTTGTGTATATGAACACAACCAACAATAAAGAATTGTTTGTGGTTTATGCCATAGCAGGACATGAGATAGATAGCTTTGACTTAGAATCGTTACAGATTGATGGTCGTACTATCAAAGATACAAAAATCTATCGTCAAGGTTACGACATATCCGATGGCACAACTAGGATAGCATTTAGACCAAGTGGTGAGACTAGAACCTCTGGGACATTCTGGGGCAACACCTCTACAGAACGAGCCAACATTACAGGTGGTGCTAACACTGGCGACAATGCCAGAATGACTTTTAACTGTCATAAGGGAACAACAACCCAAGCTGCTGACCCAATGCTGTCAGGTATTATTAGTGAATGGACATCTAACCACAAGCTATCAGGGATTACTTATATTGCAGCTAATTACGAATACGACATCCAAGGTATGTTTACTGGTATCCCAAATCTGACAGTAGTTGTGAATGGTAAAAAGGTTTATGACCCCAGGACAACTAACACAACCTTCTCATCTAACCCAGCTTTATGTTTATTGGATTACCTAACAGATGATGAATATGGTAAAGGTCTAAGTCTGACAAATGATATTGACACTGCATCATTTAGTACAGCAGCCAATGATTGCGATGTCTCAGCAGACACCATAACGCACAGTAGTATTGTTGTAGAAAGAGCATCTACTACTACGGACAGACTAACTATAGCCAATGCTAACGAAGATGATTACAACGCTTTTAAGGTTGGTAACAAATTTACTATTAGCGATGGTGTGACTACCTATGTTTCTAGTAAAAAACTAATAGATAAAGATAGCACACTGATAGATATTGATGGCACAAATCCAGTGGCAACCCTACAACTCACATTTGAAAGTGGTGCTGTTGATACAGCCATTACATCTAACACAACTTGTACCTTTACTGAAACACAAATTAGATTTGATTGTAATGGTGTCCTGGACACTGATGAGACTGTTTTAGAAAATACCAAGCTCCTGGTTGCTAATATGCGAGGTATTTTTACCTATAGTAATGGTAAGTACAGCATCAAAGTAGAGGGTACAGAGAGTTCTGTTGTTACCCTGGATGAAGATGACATCCTGGAATCTGGCATTACTTTATCATTAGAAAACAAGGAAGCTAAGTACAACAAAGTAGAAGCTGAGTTCTATAACGCACAGAAAAAATACGAAACCGATACTACTTATTACACAGGCGAAACTAGTGACACTTTCTTAAGTGACGATGGTAACGAAGTCTTAGAGACTAGAATCCAGCTACCATTCTGTACTAACCAACGCATCGCTTATAACCATGCCAAGGCTATGTTAAAAAGGTCACGATCACAAAAGACTATTTCTTTTGTTGCGACACCTAAAGTATTAAAAGCCAAAGTTGGTGAAGTTATATCTGTCACTAACAGCAACTTAGGCCTATCTAGTGAGCAATACCGAATCACTAACATGGTCATCAACCCTGACCTCAATATCAGTGTCAACGCTATTGAATATCAAACAGCTATCTATGGTTATGTCACACCACCGAATGAAGAGATAGGTATAGGGCAAGACCCCGTTGATGGTCATAGAGTAGAAGCTCCAACAGATTTAACTTTCACTAACAAGAACTCAACTACAGGTGAAGCAGCTAAGTTGACTTGGACTGATTCAAGCAAATACCCAAGCTATGAGTTTAGGGTACAAATTATTGATGGGGTCAAGACCAGATACGACAGAAGGGTTAAAGACACTACTTTCTATTTAGATGGCATTTCTGTGGCTAATGGCTACACAGCTAAAGTTTCTGCTATCAATACTTTAGGAGTTGAATCAGATACTACAGATATCACTGTCAATGTCACCACAGCACCAGTAACAACACCAGACATAGAGCAAGGCTCTGTCGGTGGTTTCAACTTTACTGCGACCAAAATGTACTATGGCACAGCAGGCAACTTCAACAATACCGATACAGCAGTTTACTTTGATAATGCAGGCCAGTTTTCTTTAAAAGATAAGTTGTCATGGAATGGCACAACCCTAAACATCTCAGGTAACTTGACAGTAGAAAACACCATTACAGCAGATAAGATTGTTGTTGATGGCATTAATTTAGATAACTTAATTAGTGCAAGTACACAGTCTGGCTCAATTTATTTAACAGAGTTTACAGGTATTAAGATTGCTACAGCAGGAGCAACCAATGGCTATCCAGCTTTGTTAAGGATGCAAGACGATCAAGGCACTAACACCTTTACCGACATTACCCAATCACAGACTGGTATCAACATTAGAGCCAGAGCTAACACAGCACAAGGCACAATTAGATTTCAAGGCATAGGGTCAGGCATTACACCTGTCAATTATGGTGGCTTTGATGCTTCTGGTAATTTTGAGATTGGGACAACTGATGTCATAGATGCTAGTAGAAACTTAACTAACCTTGAATCTATCAGTATGGTTGATAGTAAAAGAATTAAGTTAGGTAATGCTGATGATTTACAAATATGGCATAACATCTCAGATTCAAGAATACAAAATAATATAGGTGACTTAATACTAGATAGCACTTCAATCAGAATTAAGGTAGTCGGGGGTTCTAGCAATATAATGACTGGCTCTATAAGTGGAGTTAGCTTGTATCACAATGGTAATACAAAATTTCAAACAACCTCAACAGGTATAGATGTAACTGGCATAACTGTAACAGATGGGATAACTTCCTCAGCAGCTTACAAGTCATCTGGTGGAGATACAGGTACATCAGGACAATTATTAAATCTAGCTGGTGACGCTGTCAATCAAACCAACTCAGGCACACTTAGATTGACAGAAAAAACTTATGATGTTTCACCATACTTTCAGGGGGCATATGTCACATATGATGGTTCTGCCAATAGACTTCGTATTGGTACTCATGCTACTGTCAATCAAACATTATCAGATGATGTAAGTGCTATTGAAATAGGTAGAGGCTCAACAACAGTTGATTTTCAGGGTGCTATTACCACAAGTGGCAACATTACAGCAGGTAATGATATCAATATATCTGGTAATGAACTGACATTTACAAATGATTCTGCAAGTGCATACATAAGAGGTGCTGATGCCCTGCTAATACAATCTGATTACAATACTGGTGAAAATAAACCTATCTATTTACAACCATCAGCAACAACTGAAGTAACTGTTGCAACAGGACAGACCACTTTCGCTAATGATGTAATAGTCTCAGGCAACCTAACTGTTAATGGCACAACTACCACAATAGACACCACCAACACAAATGTTAAAGACAACAACATCACCCTTAACTATTCAACAGGCGATTCTAGTGCGACAGCTAATAATGCTGGTATCACTATACAGGATGCTGTAAGTGCAACGACTGATGCGACTATACTTTGGGATGCCACAACAGACAGATTTGATTTCAGTCATGCACTACAACTGCCTGATGGACAAGCCATTTACTTTGGTACAGGTAATGATTTAAACATTTGGCACTCTGGGACAAATTCTTTAATTGATCATATAGGTACAGGCAACTTATACATTAGAAACACAACAGATGATAGTGACATAATTTTTCAAACAGATAATGGCTCTGGTGGTTTAGCTACTTACATGACCATTGATGGTGGTGCTTCCTTAACTAAATTTAACATCAATACCAAACACTTGGATAATGTCAAAGCGACATTTGGTGATAGTGGTGATTTAGAAATCTTCCATAATGGTTCTAATAGTGTTATTAAAGATGGTGGTACTGGACATTTATATTTACAGGGTACTAATCTATTCTTAACTGATTCTGCTGGTTACACCTTTATTGAATGTATAGATAGTGGTAATGCTGGTACAGTTAAACTTTATCATAGTGCTTCTGAAAAACTAGCCACCACTTCAACAGGTATTGATGTTACTGGGACAGCAGTTGTTGATGGGCTAACTAACTCTGGCACAACTACCTTTAATGATGATGTGACATTTATTGGGGCAGGGTCAGACATGACTTGGGACAACTCTGCTGACAAGCTTAATTTTGATGACAACACTAAAGCGACCTTTGGTAATGATGATGACCTACAAATCTATCATGATGGTTCTAATAGCAGAATACACGACAACGGGACTGGTGGTCTAATTTTAAGTTCTAGCCAGTTTATTGTTAAAAATGCTGCTCAAAATGAAAACATGATTGTTGGCACACAAGATGGTGCAGTCACACTCTATTACGACAACTCAGCTAAACTAGCCACAACCTCAACAGGAATAGATGTTACTGGTTCTATAACAGCAGATGGTTTAGAAGTTATAGCAAAAAGCACTCAATTAGGTAGTACTGGTTATTTCATAAATTCTAGTTTTAAAGATTCATCTAATGTGGGTGTGTTTATTGGGCATAACGATACTGCAAATGGAAATGGCATGATTGCAGGGGTTAATAGTTTAGCATTTTTGACCTTTGGCACATCTTGGGGTGAAAGAATGATCTTAGATGGTTCAGGACACCTAGATTTAAAAACAGGTGATTACAAAGTTAATAGTACATCTGTAATAGACACATCAAGAAACCTACTCAACCTTGAATCTATATCTTTAGCTGATAGTAAACAACTTAATATAGGTAGTGGGCCAGACTTAATACAATATCACAACGGCAGTAATTCTTTTATACAAAACTTTACAGGTGGGTTATATATAGACCAAGCTCTAGATAACGGCAACATGATTTTCCGTAATGATAATGGGTCAGGTGGTCTTACTGCTTACATGACACTAGAAGGTGGTAATGAAAGAGTATCGTTTTCAAAACCAACAATACATACAGACAATATTAAAGCTCAGTTTGGTACTGATAGTGACCTAGAAATCTACCACGATGGGACACAATCAATAATTACTGATACAGGTACAGGACAACTCAAAATTTTAGCAGAAAATACTTTACATTTAGGCTCTGCTACTGGTGATGAAG